ACATTTGTATATATCAATTTAATAGTTTATTTTTGAATCAGAAATATGTATAGAGTCAACTTTACTTGCTGGATAAATAATAAAGATTGTGTTGGATATTGGTACGAAGAAGTATCAAGTGATATCGAACAGTTAAAAGCCAACGCTAGAATTGCTTGGGGAGAGAATAAAGGATCAAAGCGATTTAAGCTATCCCAAATAGTAAAGGGTGGAACTGACATATTAATTGAAGAACATAACTATTAAAAAATGGAATTAATAAAAACTAAAATGGGAAGGGTTGGAAACAACAAGAAGTATGAAGGCAAGCTTTTTATTTCCATTCGGAATACACGTGGTACCATGACCGATGCAACGGCAGAGTTTCTAGGTATTGAAGATACTAAAATGATTGGGTTTTATAAATTCAATGATAAGGTTTATATTCGCCTTGCAACTAACTTTGAATTAGATTTTGATTCTTTTAAATCAGTATCTAGGGTTAATGGAAGGTTTGGTATGCATACAAAGTCTCTTGTTAGTTCTGGAGAGATTGAGGCTGGAGAGTATGAATTAAAGACTCCACCTATGAAAAAGCAAGGGAAAGAATGGTATGAGTTAGAAAAGATAACTAAATAGTTATGGCAACGCCTTGTCCTAAGCCAGAAAAGCGACAACCGAAAGAGAAGAAGCCTTTGAAGCGGACCGAACTAAAGCATAGCCATAAGCCAATAAAAAAGTTTAGCGCAACAAGATTAAGAGAAAAGCCTATTTATGATCGGACTCGTAAAGAGTTTTTGGATCATCCAGACAATCAATTTTGTCCAATAACTGGTACCAGTACAACTGATATTCATCACAAAAAAGGTCGGTCAGGGGATTTGTTTTTAGATAGTAGATATTGGGTTGCTTTATCAAGGGAGGGACATAAATACGTAGAAGAAAATCCTGACTGGGCTAAAGAGAATGGGTATAGTTTGGGCAGGCTTAGTAAATAGTTAATGTTATTATAACGAATTAAGCCACGAATATCAGATGTCAAAAATAAGTGGCAAGAAAAAACTAAAGAAAGATTTATGAAGCCTTGGATATATGGAATAGATAATTTTGACGAATTAACCCTTTCTGAAATGGTTGGCAATGTTCCTGTTGGGTTTATTTATTCAATTACTAATACAAATAACGGAAAAGTTTACATAGGAAGAAAGTCTTTTTTGACTACTCGTAAAGTTGGTATAGGTAAAAAAGCTATAGCTAACATGGTTGACAAACGTGGATCTAAAAAGAAAACAATAGTGAATCAATCTAACTGGGAAGTATACACTGGAAGTAATAAGCAACTTAATGAAGATATATCTAGTGGAAATAATGTTAGAAGAGAGATAATTAAACTGTGCTACACTAAGAAGCAAATGACATACTGGGAGATGTTTTTCCAGTTCCAATACGATGTATTAAGGGAGGAAAGTTATAATGACAATATACTTGGTAAATTCTTTCGTTCAGACCTTTTAACAGATTAAAATGAAAATATTATTCTTTAATGAGTGGCGCTACTGGAGTCGCATTAGCCATTTGAATGTCTTTCATATAGTGGGAGATAATAAATCAATATTAATAACATTATTAAACTTCACAGTTGAACTAAGTTTTAAAAAAGATTAAAATAATATTATGGCAGAAAAATCAAATACTGTTAGCGGAGTATCATTTATGGGATTATTAGCAATCCTATTTATTGGTTTAAAATTATGTGGAATAATATCATGGTCGTGGTGGTTAGTTTTATTGCCGTTATATGGACTTATTACATTAGTATTATTTCTAGTATTATTAGCAATAGTTATTGAGCATTTAATGAAATAGTATGAGCGACTTAGACTTTACCGGACTTTATTGGAACGCGCACAACGCAAAGAAGCCACTTATAGAATTATATGCCGAAATAAATCAGTACCCAGAACTTCGGTATACTGGCATCTACGACTCCAATAAAATACTAAAGTACATTAACTATATGTACTCAGAAGGAACTCCATTAACAAAGAAGTTTAAGGATAACCTTTTTGCTAGAAAGTCAGAGGCGCTTAATTTAGCTGGCATTAAATCAACCGAACAAGTCAAATCAGATATATTTTACTTTAAGGACAAGGAGTTTACTAGGGCAGTTACAAAGTTCCTAGCAATACAAAAGAATCAATTGTGGTCTGGGATAATTGTCAATGAGCAATTGGCTGAAGATAACATGCAAATTATACTTTCCCCTTCGATGGATGGGAAAGATAAGGACGTTGCACAGACAGCAAAGATTAAGGGAGAGCTACTTAAACTTAATGCAGAAGTTAAAGATAGGGTAGACGGATACTACCGAGAGTTCTTTAAAGGAGACATAGACCTACAGAATGCGGCAAAGAAATTAGATTTTAGGGCTACAAAACCAGAAGATATTGCAAAAATTTCGCGCGACTTTTAATATGAAAGCTACAATAAAGATTGGGGTAACTTGTATTAATATATTTCTAGACGACATGCTTCACCTGTCTTTAAAAAGAAATTTGATTTACGGAATACAATCTTGGAAGAATTCCACAAATAACTATGAAATTGAATATCATTTTATAGGGCAACCATCAATACGCAGCCAGTATGATAACAAAAATACATTTATAAGTTTACTTAAAGAATTGGAAAAACTAGACATTATAACTTAACATGAATCTTACATCCCACATAGTAATCGATCCGGTAGACCCGAACCCAACTTTCAGCGTAACAAATACAAAAAAATAAACCTAGAAAACATGTGCGAACCTACTACAATTACCCCAGAAGAAATTATAGATATCATTTGTCAATTTTACCATCTAGATGTTGATCGAATGACAAATAGAATTCCAGAGACTGGCCGCCATTATCGATCAAAAGAATATGCAAAAGGTCGTCAGTTCTTCGCTTATTGGATGCGTAAGAATACTTTACTAAGCTATAAGAAAATAGGAGAATATCTTGACATGCAGCACCATACTACATTAATGCATTCTTTTTCCAAGTTTCAGATGAAATGAATTTGTATCCTTGCTATAAAAATGAGATATTTACTTTAAACAAAATGATACAAGATAAGGAGATGGAAAGTGTTTAAAGAGTTTCTAGGAGGGTCATATATAACTATACAAAATGTAGTTTGTAATATGCCGCCATTCCCGCTTGTTCCTGATTATTACACGGGTTCTGATGACCTTATTATATCTGAGGTATTATTTTCTGAGTACGATAAAGAGGATCAATACTGGAGGATACAATTTGATAAGGTTGGATATAATGAAAAGCGTAAGGAAGAAATGCGCTTACAGAAACAGAATCCAGAATACATTGACGAAGAGCTAGAGGAAATAAGGCTGACTGAATGGCGCCGTCGCCTTAATGGTGTGTGGATGATGAACAATGGAGTTCCATTATACATACCTGGACTTTATTACTTCTACCTTTCTCATTGGGAATTAGATATTGGATTCCCTTCTTTTAGATATACCGACTTGGAAGACTTTTGGTTTTGGCAAGTGTGTATAACAAATCCAAAATGCTTAGGGCAACTTATTGTAAGCGTACGTAGATGGGGAAAGACATATACGGCCGGGGTTAAGATTTTTGAATATGTATCAAGACAGAAAAAGAAAAAGGCTGGAATACAATCAAAGACAGATAATGACGCAAGAGATTCGGTCTATAATAACGCTATAATAAGCCCCTTTAAACAATTGCCAGACTTTTTCAAGCCTATACATGACAAACAAAAGGGAGCAGTCCCAAAGAAGGAGTTGTCATTTGTTGAAACAATTACGAAGGAAGTGGATCAACAAGAAGCATTTAAAAACGAACTGTCTTCCCTAATAGACTATAAGCCAGCAGAATGCATAGCTTATGACGGAAGAAAACTGCATCGTTATATTGACGACGAGTGCGGTAAAACATCATTGGTAGATGTTTATGATAGACACAATGTTGTTAAAAAATGTCTAACAGATACGGATCGAGATATATTTATTGGTAAAAAAATAGCCACCACAACTGTGGCTGATGTAGATTCGGGAGGATTGCAATTTGAAAAATATTGGAAAGCATCCGATCAAACTAAAATAAATCCAGAAACGGGAGAAACAGAATCTGGATTATTTAGATTCTTTATTCCAGCATATAAAACAAAAAATTTTGATAAGTATGGATATCCTGATGAAGAAAAAAATAAATTAATAATTAGGGCCAAGTTAGAGCAATATTTAAAGTCTGGAGATTCTAAGACGTATAATCATGAACGAAGAATCAACCCTATGACAGAGGCAGACATCTTTAGTACGGATGGAGAATCTTGCCCTTTTAATGTAGCCGTAATAGACAATACACTACAATACTTAACTACCTTGCCAGACAATCACAGAGAACATGCGCGCATGTTCGACCTTGTATGGGATATCCCAGACGTTAAAGTAAAGGCTATACCTAATAATTTAAACGGGAAGTGGTCTATTTCATGGCTTCCTCCAGAGCAAGATCAAAATAAAGTTCACGATGGAAATGGCACAACAAACCGTTTCAAGCCATTAAATGACCATAAGTTTGCAATGGGGACCGATCCAGTTTCAAGCGGTATAGAAGCAGCTTATGGGTCTTCAAATGCAGCAATATCCGTTTATAGGAAAATGGATATGCATAATGAATCAGAATTGTTTTCTGAAAACTTTATAGCTGATTACGTACATGATCCAGATAACCCAGAAGATTTCTATGAAGATCAGATTATCGCATGCTTCTTCTTCGGGTGTCAAGTTCTTATTGAAAAGAACAAGTTTGACATTTACAACTATATGAAAAGGCGTGGATACTTAGAATTTATTATGGCTCAACCAGAAAACACGGTTTCAATTACAAATAAGTCTGAACTTAAAGAGGGTATATCTGCAAGCACATACACGATTGACCTCTATGTTACAAGGCTTAAATCTTGGTGGGCGCTTCATGGGCACCGATGCAGACAGCCACGCATCCTTGACGATGCTCGTAAATTTACGGTTAAGACTAGAGGCCAGAGAGATTTAACTGTTGCGTGCGGATGGGCTAGACTTGCTGCAGAAAAGCCATATAAACCCAAAACTGTATCAATTCCTATCGGGGCACTATTCGCATTTAGAGAACAACAAAATAGACATTAATAATTAGTAGGCTTGAGCGGCCTTTATAAAACTCATAAATAATATGGAAAATTATATATATTCAGAATTAGACAAAAAAGAATTAGACGGTATTGCAAAAGTTTATCAATCTGCAAAAACCCAATTGTACATAATGCGAGATAAATCAGGTGGGCTTCCATACGAAGAAACATCTGAACGATATAAGGAGTTTTTAAGGAGAAGCATTAGGTACATACAAGATAACCCAAATCTATCATACGATGGAGTTCATAACAAGATATGTTCAGAAAAAGTATTAAATGGGTGGATTTATGGAGAAAATTATAGCGAAGAATTGAAAACAGACCCACTAATATGCTCTATTGAGGATTCAGAATTAAAAGAAGATGAAGAGTTATTATTCACAATTGTAAATATCGTAACAAGTTACGGAAGTAGAAACTATAGCAATGTTGGATTGTATCAGACTTTTCAAATAAATATCTGGTGTTAAACAAGTCCGAGATAGATAAAGAAGATACTTTACGTGAACAATTAGGATTAATAGGACATCCTAAAAACTATAACATATTATAAGTGTACCTAATTAACAGCTGTATTATTGTTCGTATAACAAAAAAGAAACAAAATAGAAAGAAAAACCATTTAATTATTTTAATTTAGCATCCAAACTCGCAATGAATGAACTCTTTCTCTACAAGATCCGATATATCAGCTATAACCGATAAGTACCAGACGCTTTCTAATGGAAGGCCTTCTCATCTTATTCCACCTGCTAGAAAGGATAAAGCATGGTGCCTTCAATATGTCAAGTGTGCATATAATGAGTTTAGGAATAATTGCCCGAACTTATTTTATAACGCAGCCAATAACTATACAGAGAATATTAGGTACTTTCAAGCATTACTTGATCCACAAAAATTTATGGATCAGTACGATAATAATCAGTCAGTAACTCAAAGCCAAACAAGCATCGGTAGAGATAAGAGAATTTTAAACATTGCATCTAAGTATATTAGAATATTAAAAGGGCGACTATCTGACCTTAAATTTGATATTACAGCAACACCTAACAACGCATTGGCAAGACAGCATGAAGAAGAATTTACTTCACGCATTAGGGCTGCAATGAAGGCTAAGAAGATAGCAGACCAATACAATCTCCCAGAAGTTAATAAAATGCTTCAGGATTTAGGTTTTGATAGTTTGCCAGCCGATACAGAAGAATTAGACATACAGAAGTCTAATTTATCTATGCCATACCAAATGGCTATGAATATAGAATTGTTCTTGCAATATTCTAATCAGGTTGATGATCTTGATAGAAAGTTACAAGAAGAAGATTTAGATGCCATTCTTAACGGTGTATACGCGACAAAAGTAAGAACTAATGCAGAAGGAACTCCGGTTGCTGAAAAGATTGATCCAAGAAGCTTACTTGTAGGATTTAGTAATACAGAAGATTTTAGAGATGTTTCAGAGATTGGTCAATATAGAGCTATTTCTATTCCCGAAATGAAGGAAGAAGATTGCTATGATGAATTGACTGAAGATGACTATTATGATATTGAAACAAATGTTGCTGGCAGAAATGTGAACGATTTGGATAGACAGGTATATTTGTCTGATCAGTACCTATCAAAAAAGGCATTAGTTTTAGATCTATATTTTTATTCATGGGACGAAGAGGTAAAGGTTCTGAAGAATAATGCTGCAGGCAATCCTAGAATTCACATGAAAAACTTCGATTACTATAAGAATAACGAAGCAGAATTCTACAAAAGAAATCCGGGTAAAGAATTATACAGAACTAAAAACCAAGTTGTTTATAAGGCAACGTGGGTAGTTGGAACAGACTATTTATATAACTTTGGATTATTAAGAGATACAGCTAGGGCACAATCTGATCCATATAGAACAAAACTTCCAATACTAATTTACGCTCCACTTATTAAGGATGGCCAAACCCATTCAATGATGGACGAGATTAAGCCTGTCATTGATAGTATTCAAATTAACTGGCAACGTATCCAAGAAGCATTTGCTAAAGCACTTCCTCCAGGTTACACATTAGATATTGATGGGCTGCTTGGTGCCGTAGAAAAGTTAGGAGATAAAAACTACGACATAAGCACTTTGATTAAAATGGCTACGAAAGAAAACATTAATATTGTTTCTGGTTCAGCAGCTAAATATGGGGCTAATGGTGGTGGCAAATCTGTAGAGATTAGTTATGGTGGATTAGGCCCAGATTTCCAAAGCTGGGTTAATGCACTAAATTACAACATTCAATTGATTCAACAAATAACAGGACTTAGCTCATCGGCAGCAGGAGATCCTGGTAAATATACAGGCAAAGGAGTTTCTGATGATGTAATGCAAACTGCAGACTTTTCAGTAAAGCATTTATATGAAGCGAAAAGAATGCATTGGGAAGACATAAATAGGTTGAAAACAACTTTAGGTATGGACCTAATTGCATCCGGCAAAGCCATAGGAATTAAAAAAGCCATTGGGTCAGAAGCATTTGATTATATGCAAATCAACGCACAGGCAAGTAAGTATGAGTACAACATTTCTGTAGGGTATAAGCCATCGGCAGAAGTTTGGGCCGATTTATATGCTGCAGCTAAAAATGCACAAGACGCAGGGCCAGAGCAGGGTGGAATAGCACTTGAAGATTATTTACAACTGACTGAATGTACAACCTTAAAGCAAGCTAAAGCGTATCTATACATAGCAACTAAGAACCATAGAAGACAAGCGCAAGATCAACAGAGACAAGTTATTCAAGAAAAGGCTCAGTCTGATCAAGAAACGGCTAAAAATTCTGCAATGATTCGTCAACAGGAATTACAGGCAACAGCACAATTAGAATCAGCAAAAATTAAAAATCAACTAGATGCTGATTTGCAAAAGTTGAAAGCGCAACACGAGTACACAATGATTGAACAAGACGCGCAGAACAATAGCAAGTCTAATCATATTGTAACAAAAGAGACTTATAATTTACAGGACACTCAAATAAAAGCTAATGCTAATATGGATAGGATGAGAGCTACAGGTTCAGGAGTTGGTAAAGATTAATTTGCAATATTGATTTTTATTCATAAATTGCACAATAAAGTTTTCATATTTAGTTTAGTTAGGTTTAGATTGGTCGGGAGTAGTAGCCCGGCCAATTTTTTTGTCATAAAAATAACTGCCATACAAATTAATGTATGGCAGCCAAGAAAACATAAACAAACCAGAAAGAAAGAGATTAAACGTCCAATGCCGCTATTTGAGCAGGAGTCAATGTAGATTCATACATTTGCCCTGCAAACTTAGATGGATTAGCATACTTAAATGTAGAGTTTACTCCAGTTGCAGTTGTAAAGTTAGCAGATACTGGTGCAAGCTCAGTAATATATGCTTTGTTGAAAGAGAAAGTTACTGCATTAGCAGCTAATTTTCTAACTCCACCCGGGAAGTCTGGTGTTAAACTTAAGTCTCCTTTAACTACCGGTATTGGTAAGAATGTTGTAGTGCCCATAATTTTTTTATTTTAATGATGGGATAAAATTATATCAAAAAAAAACAGCAAAAGTGTAATGTATCTTAAATGGTAGGTTATTATTTTTTTATATTAATTCCTAGCACCCTTCTAAATTCATATTTTAATAGCCTTCCATTCTCATTCCTTGAAAATGCGCATAGTTCGCATGCGAAAATTAATGTAATGTGGTATCTCCTTCTTAAAAATACTTCAGGCGCATCAAATAGCATACTCTTATGCTTAAAAAAATCAATCCCCTCATCACCAAGTTTATGAAAATTTTTAACCCATCTAGGGTAATGTTCCGGTTTGTATTTTAGTGCCAAAAAAAGACTTCGAGAGTCAACACATTTAACTGAATTGTATTCTATCACATTAAAACTTTTCATTAACTAACCCTTTAAGTTAAGATGGTATTTGACTAATAATCAAAGATATTATTTTTGGTTCAGAAAAACTACAAACATGGCAGAAAATACGGAAGAACAGAATATTAACATGGTTGCGGATGCTATAACAAGCACCTACAATCCATTTGAGCAGTCAGAAGAATTGGTGAATAATGAGTTTGTTACAAATGATATATTTGAAAACCAAACCGAACCGACTACCGAAGTAACTGAACCAGTAGCTCCAGCAGTTGAAGCTCCAATTTCTGAAGACGTTGAAACAAACGATGATCCTGTTTCGTGGCTAAATGAGCAGTGGAGATCGCAAGGAGTTAAAATTGAATCGCTTGATGATGTTCCGGCAATATTTGCAGAGTACAAAAGATTAATTGCGGAGAAGCCACAAGAATATACATTAGAAGAAAGGTCTAGGATAAAACTAGCTAGGGATACTGGGAATTGGAATTTGTATGATCAGATAGTTTCTGTTGATACAAAAACAATCGAACCAACAGATGCGATGAGAATCAAATTTGTCCTTGAGCACCCAGAAATGGCAAGACCATTTGCTGAGAAGTTATTTGAAAAGAATTTAAAGAGTTCAATTTCTGAAGAAGATTCAGAAGAATTCATTGCACAGTATTTAGATCACGAAGGAAATATAGCAAAAAGATGGTTAGATGATAAAAAGGCTTCAATCAATATCGCTGAGGATAGCAAGGTTGACGAAGTTAAACAGTCAGACGATCAATGGTTTGCAAATGTTGATAAGGTTATTAATCAGATAGCGCAAGAAAAGTTCGAGGTTACTTATGAAGTAGAAGACAAATCGGTTAATGTGGTTATTGACCAAGACGAATTTCGAGAACTTAGGGATGCAATGGACTCTCCTCAAACATGGCTGAGAGATAACATTTTAAATGAGCAAGGTGGTTTTGATCACTTAAAGTTAGCACAGCTAATTATAAAAGATCTTCACAGTGCAAAAACTAATAAGGAGTTCTACGAGCTTGGCCGAGTTCATCAAGAGCAACACCTATTAAACAAACAACGTGGTGTAACAACTGCAACAACCGCAACTGGCGCTCCAAGGAACAATTCAGATCCAAGAGATGACATTGCAAACATGTTCAATAAATATAGAAACGGATAAAAAAAATAATTAACAATGAGCGATATTATCAATAATTCAACCCAAGGCCCAAATCAGAATAGTTTTATCCCTTCGATTACATCGGGACAACTATTAAGAAGTGACGGTCTTTTATGGAAAAAAATCTTCAGACAAGCTGACGAACAAGATTTCCTTATGTTCATCGAATCTATTCAAGCATGGAAACTAGCTGATGATTCAGGTGTAAGATGGCATGAAGAAGGTTATGTAATGGCTAACACAACTATTGCATCATTTACAGGTGGTGCTTCAGCAGGTGCAGCAGCAGTAATTACATTGCCAGCTTCAGCTCACCAAGCAAGCGGTTCTCGTTCTCCATTCAAAGAGAATAACATACTTAAAGTAGATGGCGTTCAAATGTTTGTTGTATCTAAAAACACAACAACTCCAAGCGCGCATACAATTACAGTAACTCCTTTGCCAACAACTGCAACGTTAGCAAACACTCTAGCGGTAGGTAAAACGATTATAATCATTACATCAGCATATGCTGAACAAGTAGGTTATAGCGAAGGCATGATGAACTTGGCTATCAAGTTTGAAGAGCAAACAGGTATTGTTAAAACAAAGATTACAACTTCTGGTACATTAGCTTCTAACGTAATGAAAGTGCCAGGTGCATTATCAGGATCAGATAGATTCTTATATGAAGCTGATATGAAGTGTTTCTTACAGCACAAAACAGAAGTTTCATTGGCTGCATTAGTTGGACCAGGTGGAATTACTGCTGATGCTGCAGGCCGACCTGTACAAGTAGTTAAAGGTGCAATTACGCAAGTATTAGAAAGAGGTAACGACTATAGTTATAACGGTACTATTGTTTACAATGATATCCAAAACTTAACTCGTATCCTTATTAAGCAACGTGCTGGTAACGAACATTTGATGAATGTTGGTCACGAAGCAGATTTGCTTATCGAGCAACTTGTAACTGATTCAATGAGAAACGGTGCAAGAATCTACCTTGATAACGAAAATGGCGCATTAAAAGGTCAGAAATTGGTAGACTTCGGTTGCGATGGTTTCAGATTATCTCAATTCACTTTTGTGAAGAAAAGAATGTCTGAATTCAACAACCCTATCAGTTTGTATGCACCAGGCCAAGAGTATCCATACTACGTTTGGACAACTCCAATTGCAAACACTAAAGATCCAGTAAGTGGACAAGCAGGTTATGCATTGCAGTTTGCTTACAAAGGTACCAAAGGACCTAAAGGCATGAATTTCGATCGTAAATTCTATGCACCAACTCCGGGCGGTGATGGCTTTACATCAGAAATTGATGAAGTAAACTTCCGTTATTTGACTGAATTTGCTCCAGTGGTAGCACTTGCAAATCAATCAGTAATAATGAGAAAAATTTCATAATAAAATAAATGGGTAGGGATTTTATCTCTACCCATTTTATAATAAAAAACCAAAAGAAAAGAAAGCAATGAACACCTTAGAAAAAATACTAGAAAGTAAACCATTAAGCCCAACAGAGGCAATTAAAAAATTAAACCCGGATTACGTAGCTGAACTACATTTAAAGAATCTTGAAAGAGATGAGAAAATTGTCTTCAGAGTAGTACAAAAACCGATTATTGCAAAAGATACTTCTGGACAGGTAAAAGAGATTTACAAAGCATCACAAAGAGTACCAAACAGATGTACTATTTATGATGGGATATCAACTCACGAAATCGAATATCCTGGAGAGATTAGTTTCTACAGAGATACAGCAAGTGAAATAGTTATTTCAGGTAAAGAACCTCAAAAATTCCCTTTGTTATGGTTTTTGAGAATGTCTAACAATAACTTATCTAATCCGAACGCATTATCAGGTAGCGAATTCATATATGAAGAAGTTGCAGAATTGACATTAAGCCAAGGGGCATTTGATAAAGAAGTTGAAATATCTGAATTGATTAGCTTTATTAATTCAAAATCGCTTGAAGATGTGGGGCAAATTTGCAAGCAATTAAATATCGCTTGCGCGGATACTGAGCTTGATAAAAAAATGTCTTTGATTGGATATATCAAATCAGATATAAACAGACAAAAATTCAAGTCAATGAATCTTAATAAAATGGGTTCATATAAAGAGCTTGTTGAGACAGCAATGCAACTTGACATACTTGCCCTAGACGATGAGACTAAGATGTGGTCTAGGAAATCTAATGGGGAGAAATCGCACAGTATTATACAAGTTCCGATTGGAGAAGATTCCAAAGAGTTCTTAATTAAATATTTTATTGGTGATGCTAGAGGCAAGAAGTTAAAAACATACTACGAAGAAAAAACTAAATCTATACTTGCTGGGCGGAAGGCCGATCAAGTTGGAAAAAGTATCTAATAAATAAATTTGAAACTCTAAAAATATAGACTATTTACCTTAGTGGTGAATAGTCTTTTTTCTTAAAAAAATGATACAAAGCACACTAGCATTTTCTACAAAATTTAATGTAGTCCCAACGACTCCTAAATTTGTCCTAACTGATTTATCGCCATATTCAGTAGAAGGTATATCCTTAACAAGCGTTATTGGATTATTTAAAATTGAAGGCCCAACTGGTATCATTTATAATAATACAAATTTTGGAGCGCCGGACATTGTTGCTAGTACAAGCTTAGTATTTGGTTCAGTATCAATTCCATTAGATATAAATGGTGTTATATTGACAGGTAACTATAAAATAACATACACCGCACGTATATCAGGTGGCGTTCAACCTGGAGATTATACAAAAGTAACTACTTCTTATTTTTGCTACGTAGCACCTAAAGGTAATTTGCTAGTAACAAATAGCGTTAGATTAGCAACAGTTACAAGTACAGATAATACATCTTACCCTATAGTTGGAATTAACCCAACATTGGCAAGAACTCACGATTTATTCTACCCATCTAGCTTAGTAATAGCACCAATTGTTTCTGGGCTATCTCAGATAGTATTATCCTATCCAAATGTATATACAGGAACTTATACTGGTAAAGTATCTACAATTGCATCTTATGTCTTTACGGACGGACTTCTTGTAGATTATTTAATTACTGCAGTTAGCGAAACAATAGTAGACAACAAAACGCTATGTGACATTTATTGTGGGATTAAGAATCTTACAAATGAAATGCTTGCATCAAGATCAACAGGAGACTTTGGTAAGGCTAGCCATATACAAGAAACATTATCATTAGTATCAATACTATTTAGTCTTTATGACGATGCAATTACTTGTGGGAAAGAAAGCGATGCAAGTAACTGGCTAAATCAAATAATTACACTAGCAAATATTACAGTTGGATGCGGATGTGTTGGAGACCAACCAGTACAAGTAGTTCCAAGTGGTGGTGGCGCAGGAGCTACAGCCAATGTTATTGGGGATTCTTCAACAGGTACACAAGTAGACGCAGTTACAGTTGGACCTACAACTACTTATACTGTTAGATTAACTAGCACATATAAAAACTTAATATTAAGCGCACTTCAAACACAAGATTTATCTGTAACGGCTTTTAGAGCAGCAGGTATTCCAGAAGAAGCTAGAGGTATACAAGTAACCCCTGTTACATCTGGAGGAGGAACGATATCATTAACTCCTGGATCATCAAAAAATATATTAGTACTTACGGGTTCTCCGACATTATCCTCCTCGCTAGCAGTTCAAACTATAGGCTCCCCGATTGATGGGGATTCTTTTATTGTTGATTATAGGGCTTCTATAACTCCAGGAGCAAATACTGTTACAATATTTGGATTAGGATTAACTCCGGCCCAAATAGCTAGTGGGAACTGCTTGATTTATACTTGGTATTCAACTTCTAGTAGTACTTGGTATTCAAAATTAATTAGCAATGATTTAGGCTCAGCAGTACAGTCAGGATTAAGTTTCTGGGTAACTGGAGCTGATTTTGCATTAGGAACTACTGTATTGTCTGGAACTAGCCCTTCTTTTATATATAAAAATATTCAATCGGGTGGATCTGGAACAAATGCCCCAACGGGAACATCTTCAAGCAATACATGGTGGCAACTTGTTGGGAATAAGTCTGCATTATACGACAGTTCTAACAACTTAGTACTTGATGTAACAACAGGTAAACCATTTATAATGCCAACATTAAACACTTCAGCTAGCACATTTAATTTTCTAGTATTAGAAGGCCAAGAGATTAAAAAAAGAGCATTAAGCACTCTTTTGCTTGCTGGAACTGGGTTAAATACCAATAAAATATTAGTCGGAAATGTTTCTGCTATTGCAACTGAGCAAGATTTATCTACTACATTCCTAAGATCTGCAGGTATATCAGGAGTTACTGGGAATGCTTATACAGACATTGTAGTTTCTCCAAGTGGGACAGTAACAGTTTCATCATCGACATCATCTCCTTCTATTGGTATAAGAGGAACAACTACATTAGTTGGGGCATATACAATAGCGCTGCCTAGTTCAGGACAAATAGTTGGGGATTATTATTGGTTTGATTATCTCGCAGTGGTGTCTACGGGTGGCAATCCATTAATAATAGGAGGAATAACACTAACTACCGCCGAAGCGTTAGCTGGGAATATCGCTATTTACTGTTATTGGGATTCTGTAAATTCAGTTTGGAGGTCAAGAAAAATAACTTATGGTGTTGCAATTCCAGCAGGGACAGTAGACCAGACCGTTAGATATAACTCTTCCAATGTATTGATAGCTGATGCAAATGTGATTCAAGATGTAGCAGGTAATCTTACAGCACTAAACTCTATAAGGGCAGGTTTTGGAAATGCTTTAACAGGATTAAAAGCCTTTATGGGAGGGTCTCAAAATGGGGGCAATGGTAACAACTCACTAACAGTAGGTAATTACAATACAAACAATTTAACAAATTCAATACTTGGAGGTCTTGGGAATTCATTTAATTCAGGAGCAAATACCTTAGGCGCAGGTAATGGCAATACCGTAAATGCTGGTAATGCACTTGTTGTAGGTAATGGCAATACCGTATCTGATAATAATTCAATAACTGGAGGTTCTGGGAATACTGTATCGGGCATAATAAAAGTTATAGGATCAGTTAATACAGGTGTAGGGAATGCCAACAATTTTATAGAGGGTGACTTCCACAATCTAGGCACATTTGGAGCTGTATATGTATTTATGAGTGGTATTTATGGCAGGGCTGTAAATAGTTATACTAAAATATTTGCAAGTGGTACTGGTGTTCCTGGTAAAAATCAAGAAGAAAAATGCATCCTATTCGGATCGACAACTTCAGCCACTCCAATTGTACTAGCTTTAAATGGTACTACAATGCTATTTAACATTCAATCAAATGCAGTATACAACTTTGAATGCAAAGTTGTTGGGATTCAATCAGCAGGAGCTCTTGGAACAATTGGAGATTCCCACGCCTTTGTTATAAAAGGAGCAATCAAGAATTTGGCTGGAACATTATCCCTTGTTGGAACAGCTACAGCTTACGGAGATTTTGCGGACGCTGCAGCATCTTCATGGACAGCAGTATTTTCAATAGGAGCAACTTCACTAAACTTAACTGTTACTGGACAAGCAAGCAAAACAATTCAATGGTCTGGATTATTAACTACAATTAACGCTGGATACTAATGAATATAAACGAAGCTAAGGATTATATATTTGCCATTGCTAGGAAGAATCAGATAGGAAATATCCCAATAACCCAATTGAATTTATACTTCGAGAGGGCGCAATTGGATATGGTAGCTACTTTACGAGGCAGCTACCATGAAACATCAATACTATCTGATAATTTATCTCCGCTAGTTGATCCTATAGAAATATATAATCAAGGAGATATATTTAATAAGCCACCCGATTATTTATATTGGGTGGATATATATTCTTTTGCATTTACAAATGCTAATTCTTGTGACATAGCTCCAACAAAACAATGGGTTCCGGTAGAGCTAATTCCTTTAAATAAATTAGCATATAGAAATAGGTCAACAATTGTTCCTGCAGACACTATTTACCCAGTTACAGTAGACTATGATAAATACTTTCTAGTCTTGCCAGTTCCAAGTAAAATACAATTGACATATATCCGTGCTCCTAAAAAACCAAGATGGGGATATACGGACACTCCACTAAGCGCAGTTTATAATCCATTAACATCACAGGATTTTGAATTGCCAGAAGTAACACATAAAGATATCTGTTTTAAAGTACTATCTTATATGGGAATTGCAACAAGGGATGCTCAACTATACCAAACAACTACAGTAAATGACGGACCAAGTAAATAGATTAGCAGAACAA